CACTTGCTTGTATATTTGCGTTTAACGTGGAGCTTACAAGAAACGTGTCGATGTAGCGGATCTGGTTTCCACCAACAAAGTATGTTGGAGCAAAAGATGCAAATGCTAGAGTAGATAAATTTACACTCCAAGCATTAGTCGTTCCGTCAAGAATAATTAAATATGTCTTATTATCATACATACTAATCAGACCACTTTGAGACGAAATTGTCCCAAGGACCTGTGGGATAAAAGTATCTGGAATATAATACACAGTATTCCCGATCACCGCAAATAATAGCCCGTTAGATGCGGTGTAAAGCTGACGAACTTCAGCAACAATTCCTTGTGCTAAGAACGTCAGCCCCGGAGTGCAGTAATGCGTGTAAGGAACTTCAGCATCCTTTGTATTTTGTTCTGGATATAAGTTTATGCAGCGTTGAGCGTTTGCGATAACACTCCGCGCTTCATAAGCACCTTGAACAAGTTGGAGCTGCGGCACCTATACACCCCTTACGATGCTGCTAATACGTTGGCAATCCAGACGTTATTTGTTACAGCGATAAACAATACCCGTTTAGCCGCTGCGAAAGAAACGCCCGTCGCACCTGCTGTGCCGTTGATGGTATCGCTGCCTGCAGCAAAAACCGTAACAGCATCTCCGCTATCTGCATTGTAAAAATACACAACGCTACCGGCCGCAGCAGATGGCAGAACCACTCCGTAGTTGCTGGAAGTCGAAACCGTGACCACATTCGAACCAAGGGTAAGAACTGGAGTTGTTGTGCCTCGCGCAGTGCCGACAGCGGTAATGCCGTAGTTTGTCTGCCATTGTGGAGTAGCAAGCAAACTTTCAAGAACATAACCGTCTTGAAGCGCGTAACCATTTGGGAGACGATCAGGTATAGCCATTTGATTTACCTCGTTTGGTCACTGTAAATGTTGTAGACGCTCGGTCGGACCAGATTATCCGGCATCACAAGGCTTGGAATTTGCGCATTCGCAGAACGGATTGTTTGGAGCGCATCTGCCGCCAGCCCTTCATAAGTTGGATCTGGTGGAAGTCGGTAAGCAGCGCGAGTTCGGACCACAAGATTGTAGTGGATCGCTGCGAGATATTCGGGTGGAAAGATGAAAGGGCTTGTTAGATTGTTGAACTCAGTCAACACATCTTTGAGAATAATGTGAACTTCGTAGAGGTTAGCTTGTGGAATTGGCCAAGGATAAATGCGCCCCAACGGCCAAGCGGAGTCATAGAATATGCACTGTGAAAACGACACTAATGTTTTCAATGTGATCCGCGCATAATCTTCATACGAAAACAAAATCTGAAGCGGATAATCCACGGACTGTGAACCGTTTGCTCCTCCCAGCATTCTAAAAAATGCGCTTTCGAGTTTGTCTGGACGTGCCACCACGTTAATATCACCGCCGGGACCGACGGTATAACTTTGGGCTCCAGTCGAAACTATGCTCCTGTCCACAAGATGCCACACAAGCCAGCGTTTCATTCGCCATTGCGCAATCATCATATTCAAACGAGTCAAGGCATCATTCACGTCTTCATCAAGAAGCGTTTGTCCGACACCCAGCACACCTGCATCTTTATAAGCTAAATTAATAATATCGAGTGCTGTAAATGTCGCCCCGCCGAATGGTGTTGGATAGATTGGATCAACCGGCTGCAGGGAGCATGATACATTTCCACCGGGAAGCGTAGCCGCAAGGCTGAAGCAAGAAACCAATTGGGCTGAGGTCCAGCCAAAAGTGGTCTGAGCCAAAAGTGCCAATTGATCTGTGATGGCAATACAAACGGCGGAATTAAACTGTATCCAGAGAACATCGTTTTTGTTTGCGGTGACTGCTTGCGAAAGCAATTCAACATTGGCTTGTATGGCAATAGCTGCAAAGAATTGCTGCCTTGAAACTGTCGCTACCGTCGATGGCACAACTGACGCTCCGCAAGCCACATCTCCGCCCGGAAGCGTTGCAGCCAAGGTAAAAAGCGAGTTAAGTTGTAACTGCGTCCAGTTAAAAGTCGTGCGCACCAAAAGCGCAATATCGTCTGTAGATGAAATGCACGTCGCAGAATTAAACTGATCCCAGGCGGTTGTGTTTTTATCCGCAGAAACTGCCTGCGAAAATGTTTCCAAATTCGCCATGGCTGCAATGGCGGAAAAGAATTGCTCTCGAGATACTGTCTGTGCCATCTTTCCGCCTTTTACCTAACTCCGTTATACCACACTTATCACTCAACTTTTAAAACATTTACCTACCTATATTTAAGGTGCTGTTGTTACTTGATATGAGCCTTCGAAGATCAACTGATCTCCACTTGCAACAACTGGCCATGCGTTTGAAACTGTAAACGGACTAATTACTGTCCCAGAACCCGCAATAACTCCCTGTAAAAAAGTGCCTTGAGTAGAATTCCGCCCAGGTATTATCTGAATAGAAGATGCACCAGTATATCCAGGGGGTAAAGATATAGTCATTGCCGTAGGCGCTGAAGCTCCATAAGTCACATTAAAAGATAATCTAACTGTAGCAATATTTCCGACCCTTGAATATTTTGCCACCACATTCGTAGCTGCAGGAGATGTTCCACCCGTAAAACTGATGGTGGGAGTATAAGAAGGATTTTCCGGTAAAATGCTATCCACTGATTGATTATTAGCTGCAATAGTATTTATTTCGCAGTTTGTAATATTGCCTGGATTACAATTATTGCCTGCAAATGATGAATATGTGCCATATGTAGCGTCTATCGCAGTAGTAGCATATCCATCAAATATATTCCCATTCACAGTATTTCTAAAACTTGTGTTTGAAGCTGTCCCTAACGCAATTTGAGCGTTAGCTGATTGTCCACTAATGTTAAAAAAGTTATTTCCTACAATTGCCGATGTATAACATCCATTAAAGACAATAGGATTTTTGGCATTCATAAATCTATTGCCATTAATATTTACACTACCGGACAAATTACATGCTAATGCCGTATGGTTCGCATAATTACCGCCAGCAAATAATTGAGTGCCTCCGGTAACATTTACTCCAACGGAGCCATCTATCTCAATACCGGTTGTAGCAGATCCTGTAGCATAAGGATTTATCCAACCACCTTGTATTGTAAATGCTCCGCCGGGAGGATTGGCAATGTTTTGTATTTTAATTCCAACTTTGCCAAAAAAATCATGAATATTGTTTATTAAAAACACATCAAACGCATTTCCATAATATCCATCATACAATACACCATAATCTACTTGTGAAGATGCAGCTTGTGTTAAAAATATATCGTTAGTAGAGCCGAAACCTGTCGAACTGCCTATGTAATATCCATAAACATTAGAAGCCGTTCGTCCCGCTGCCCCAGGAGCTTGATCGACAAGTGCAAACGTATCTGTTAAGAAAGATGAATATGCCGGGGCGCTAACGTCAATCCAAAATAGAATAATATTTTGAGCAGGATCGCTGCCAGGAGATGTAGATAATCCATATTCTGATGTGCATTTAGTGCAATAACTATTACCAAAATTCTTAAAATAAAAGTTAAATTGAGAATTATTTGATGAAGCTCCATTAATCAGCATATTTGCTGTGCCATTTATATAAACGCCTTTTGATCCGATTGCAGGTGTCGCTGCCGATCTATAAAATATAAATCCACCTTCAATAGCGTTGCGATTAAGTCCCAAAAATGTTCCGTTACCCACCGTTAAAATGGTGGCAGAATCACTCGAGCACGTTAAAAGAGTGCTGCCTCTTGTTGGGGGAGCAATCCACGCTAGAGAACTTACTTGAATGTTATAATTACAAGTAGAAGACACATAGTTCCCGGTATTAAATTGGACAGATCCGCCGGAAGGAAGTGCAGATGTAGCGGATTGAATAGCTACGCCGCTTTCAGTAGTTCCATTTGGAACTGCACCCCACCACTCAGGAAATGTAGTAGTTGTCAAACCGCCCGAAGCAAACGTAACCTGTCCAGCCGAAAAACCGCAGAATAATTGTTGCCCTTCTGAGGCATTAATAGAACCATTAATTGTAAGCGTGTAAGAGCCTGTCTGCGTAATGCAGCCGCCTTTTTGAAAATTTAACGTGACATTAGACGGCACAGTAAGGTTAGCAGTTAAGTTTACCGCACCAACAACATTGGCATTTGTAGCCGTTGCCCCATAACTGGCGATGCTGGTGTTCATATTGGTGCCGATAACTGGCCCAATGCCGCCTCCAGATGGCGGGATAACGATCGAAGCTGTGCAAGGCGCGGCCCCGTTGCAATAAACATAACCTGTAAGCGGGCTTACAATAAGCCCCGATGTGGTAATAGAAGTTGTAGCAAAAGAACTTGTGCTAAAAGAAGTTGTAGTAATTCCAGATACGTTAAGGGTATAAGCCCCAGTGGATGATAGTGTTCCTAAATTATACCAGTTTCCACTAACATTTACACCAAATGCGTAAGGACTCGGTGAGGTGTTTTGAATACCCCAAGTCATCTGGTTATAGGCTTGGGCATAGGCACCATTTACCCACAACAATGTGGTTAGCAAAGTTAAAAAGTATTTGATGCCTTTGCTCATTTTAATTGTCCTTTTTAATCGGCGCTGCAGAATTAACTGGTGAAGGTTTAGGCTTTGCGCTTTCCGCAAGTTCCTTCTGGGCCTTTAATTCGGCAAGTTGTGTTTTGGCAAGTTCAAGCTCGACCGCTCTTCGGTCAAGTTCTGCTTGCAATTCATCTTCACGAGTCTTGAAAGCCCCGGGCTCACCCTTGGTAATAAAATCGATTTCTTCTTTCGCATCTCCGACCAAAATCGGAAATTCTTTCTTCT